GTAGCTATAAAATGGGTTTCAACAGATACTTATGCTTTTTGGGTTAATGGAGTTGAGGTTGCAGGAGGGGACTTAAATGGAACGCAAGTTGGTATGAATAATATTGATTTTAGTGCTGATGATATAAGTAATCCTTTTCAAGGAAACGTAAAATGCGTAGCAGTATTCAAAGAAGCATTAACAGATGCAGAACTAACTTGTTTAACAACAATATAAATAAATATGGCAATACCAACTTTAACAATGATACCAAGTGGTTATAAGGCTGAAAAGGTTTATTCTGTACTTCCTATAAATGGAGATGGAGATTTTACCTTTGATAGAAATTCAACTGGTACAAGAGTAAATAAAAATGGTTTAATAGAACAAGTAGCAACAGATGTACCGAGATTAGATTATTCTGATGGAAGTTGTCCAAGTCTATTATTAGAACCTGCAAGTACTAATTTAGCAGGGTATAGTGAAGATTTTAGTCAATGGGGTACATTTAGTCAAGGTAGTGGAACAACTCCAATAGTTACTTTAAATAATAGTATTTGTCCAGATGGTTCAAATAATGCAACAAGGTTGCAATGTAGTCTAAATGGTGGTTCTACTTCAAGTGATAGGTCTTATATTAAGTATGGTGGATTATCTACAACACCGTTTTTAACAACAAAAAGTTTATATATAAAAAATAATCAATCAACAGAAGTTGTTTTATATATCGGGATAAATAATAATGCAGATACAATAACAATACCAGCAAATTCTCCTTTTGCAAGATATGAAGTTTCTAACACTAATATCAACAATGAATTTAGGATAGGTATTCAAGGAGGGTATCTTAATTCGGATAGTATAGATATTGATATTTGGGGAGCGCAATTGGAAGAAAAAGCATACGCAACTTCATATATTCCAACAACTGGAAGTGCAGTAACAAGAAGTCAAGATTCAGCTTCTAAAACTGGTTTAAGTTCTTATATAAATGATTCTGAAGGTGTATTATATGCAGAGATGTCTGCATTAGCTAATGATGATACTTATAGAATTTTGTCTTTAAATGATGGTTCAGCGGGTAGAGATAATAGAGTCTACATTCAATATACAAACGTAGATAATACATTATCAGCAGTTGTTAAGAGTGTTGATAATACTACAAGAGCGAATATATCAGTAGTATTAACAGACTCAACAGAGTTTCATAAAATAGCTTTTAAGTATAAAGCAAATGATTTTTCTTTATGGGTTAACGGAACTGAGAATGTAGGTACCCCACAAAATGGCGGTGGTGTTCCAAGTGGATTAAATAGATTATCATTTGATGATGGTACATCTAATCCTTTTCAAGGAAAAGTAAAAGATTTAAGAGTTTACAACACTACACTATCAGATGCTGAACTAATAACATTAACAACAATATAATTATGGGTTTACATATAGGAAAATACAGATTCAATTCAAAAGAACAAGCTGAATCTAAAATAGAAGGTTTAGGAATAGAACAAGATGAGAATGGTAACAATTACCCAACTCATAAACATACAGTTTCAAAACTTGGTTATGAGGTTTTAGAAGAAGCTATTTATGATGGAGAAGAAGTAATATCTGAAACAGTATTCGGAGAAGGTTATTTGGTAGATGTACTATGGAGAGATTTAGAATCTGATGAAGATGGATTAGTAGACCATCCATACGGTTGGAAATCATACGAGGTGGATATTGATAACGAAGGAATACACGGGTTTTTAGGTCTTACATATCAAGACTTGAAATTCTAACAACTTGCTGCTATGGATATGAATGATTTGAAAATGGGATTTATAAACTTTGCTGCTTTTTCAGTAAGTTTTACAAATATTGAAATGTGGTTAAAATTAACTTTGTTAACTGTAACTATTGTTTATACTGTTATGAAGATTGTTAAGCTATCTGAAAAAGAATGAGTAAGTACTTTGAGAAAATAGAGGATAATATGAATGTGGATTTCCTTGCTAAACTAGATGAGGCAAGGGAATACGCTAATATACCTTTTATAATAAATTCAGCTTACAGAAGTCCAGATCATTCTTTATCCATTAAAAACCCTACATCAAGTCATATTAAAGGATTAGCAGTAGATATATCTGTAAAAGATAGTAGAACAAGGAGTTTAGTTTTAGATGCTTTAAGAGCAGTAGGCTTTAATAGAATTGGTATATCTGATACATTTATTCATGTTGATTCAGATTTAGATAAATCTCAAAATGTTACTTGGTTATATTAAAAATATGGAAATAAATTTAATTTTATTAGTGCCAGATGCAATGATGTTAGGTTGGCAATATCACAAACCAGAAAAAGGTTTTGATTTTTCAGAACTTAATTTATATTTATTTTTCGGACAATTGCAAATAAAATGGGCAAAATATGAGTAAAATTTTTAAATGGCTTACAGGTGGTTTAGTTAAAGAAGTTGGTAATGTTATAGATAATCTTTTCACTTCAGAAGAAGAACGATTAAAAGCCAAGAACGAAATATTCAAGGTACTACAAGAACAACAGTTAGAATTACAGAAACTACAAACAGAGGTTATACTTGCAGAAGCACAAGGAAATTGGCTACAAAGAAGTTGGCGTCCTATATTAATGTTGGCTTTCGGTTTTATTGTTATTTATGTGAAATTTATTGCTCCTTTATTTAGTTTGCCTATTCCACCTTTAGAAGATGAGTTCTGGAACTTGTTGCAATTAGGTATTGGTGGGTATGTAGTTGGTAGAAGTGCAGAGAAGATTGCAAACAATATTACTATTAAAAAATAAATATATCTAGTTTTTCTATTATATATATATGAATGAAAAACAAAATAAAACACACAGACCAAGATTAAGAGGAAATGTTTTTAAAGCCTACGAGAAATCTATAAAAACAGAAGATAGAGTTTTAGTTATTGGAGATTTACATGAACCTTTCTGTTTAGATGGTTATCTATCATTTTGTAAAAAAGTATATGCTGAAAATAACTGTAATAAAGTTGTTTTTATTGGAGACGTGATTGACAACCATTATTCAAGTTATCACGAATCTTCTGCTGATGGTTTAGGTGGTAGAACAGAACTGGAGTTTGCAGTTAATAAATTAAAACGATGGTATAAAGCATTTCCTAATGCTTTTGTTACTTTGGGAAACCATGATCGTATCATTATCCGAAAAGCACAATCTTCAAATATTCCTTCTAAATGGATTAAAGAATTTGCTGAAGTCTTAGAAACTCCTAAATGGAAGTTTGTAACAGAAGTTTTTATAGATGGTGTTCGATATGTTCATGGAGATAAAAGTGGTAAAGCACGAATGGCTGCAAAAAGAGATATGGTTTCAACTGTATCTGGTCATTATCATACAGATTTTTATTGTGAATGGATGTTTGGTAAAACAAGAGCTATCTTTGGAATGGCAGTAGGTTGTGGAATAGATAGTAAATCCTATGCTATGGGATATATGCAAGGAGGCAAGAAAGAAGCAATTGGTGTTGGTGTTGTAGTTGGAGGACATACAGCGTTCAACGTTAAAATGGCTTTATAAAATAAAATCAATTTTATCAGACCAATCATCTGGAATATCTGCATCTATTGTATGTATGTACTTTTCAAGTGCTGCTCTTGTTTCATGACCAGTTATTGGTTGCAGTACTTCAATAGCTTCTGAGTAGTTTTTATTTTCAACTGTTCGCAGGTATCTGAATAAATTTGTAATAAAAGAATGTCTAAAAGAATACAATCCATATTCTAAACCAAGATTAAATTTCTTTTTAACAACTTTAAAACGTTTAGAAAATGTATCCCTTCTGGAGTTATCAGATGAGTTCCATGAAGCAGGTTCATTTTTTGGAGTGAATAAAAAATACTCCTTATTATATAGGTGTAAATTTAGTGCTTTAATATCTTCAATAAATATACTTGGTATTCTTTTTATTTTTAAAGATTTGTTTTTAGCTTGGAAATATAATAAACCTTCTTCTAGATTTACATCCTTTACTTTTAGCCTATTTACTTCAACTGGTCTGAGAAAATTATAAGCAACAAATTTTATATATAATAAAAGGTACGGATCAGTGTACTTTAACCAATTAACTATTTCTACTAATTCAGATTTTGTAAACGTTCTATCTGTTTTAGCTTTTGTTTTTTCGTTGGATATATCTTTAATAAAATTCCTATCAATTAAATTCAGTTTATTTTCCATAACTGAAAACAATGCAGACAAAGAAGATTTGTAATTATTGCGAGTTCTTGCAGATGTTTTTTTAAGTTTTTGATTTAAAAAAGATACAATAGAAGATTTTGTTACTTTATTAATATCTTTTAATTGATGTTCAGATCCGATAAAATCTAAAAACTGTTCTTTAGCATAATAGTAATCTTTAGAGGTTACATCTGAAACTGTAAGTTTACAATGTTCATGCGCTAACTTTAAAGCATCCTTTATACTGCAAAACTTTTTATCTCCTTCAAAATCAAAATCACTTTTATTTTTTTTATCAAATGGAGAATATCCGTTTTTTAATTTTTTATTTAACCTTTTTTTTAAAAAATTCAAATATTCTAATCTTGAAGATTTTTTTATATACCTATTTACACCAGCTTTCACATTTGTTTGTCTTTCTAAAAGATTTGTTTTAGGATTTCTAAATGACCAGCGAATGTACCAGCTCTTTTTTAGTGCGTTTTTTTTTTCGGTAGGTGTTAAGTCAGACCATTTATCAACATCAACTCCTCCTGTGTAGAATTTTATAACGTATTTTTCTTGCATTTTATACGGTATTTTAAGAGTGTACTTTTTAGTGTACTTTTTAGACTTTTTCTTTTTTTTACCCATGAAAAAACGATTTAAAAAGTTGCTCTAAATCGTTTATTTACAAGGGTTAAAAAGGTTTTTAAAATTGTAGCGAGAACGGGATTTGAACCCGTGACCTCAGGGTTATGAATCCAGACGCAAAAAATCAATATTTTTTAAACATCTGTTAATCAATTATTTACAATTTTTAAATCATCTTTTTTTGGCTTTAAATAGTGTACGATTTTGTGTACTTTTTTATTAATATTTTTTTTGATTTATTTGCAAGTAATTTAGAAGTGTTCTATATTGTAGAAAAAATAACAAAGTATGAAATTGACCGTGTTGGAGTTAAAAAAAGAAGTAAAAAAAAATGCTAAAATTATAAAAAAAATAAAAACTCAAATAGGTTCAAAAAAATTAAAAGCTATTCTTTCAAGATTTGAATAGCTCGTTTCTGGCTTTCAACTTCAAACCATAATCCATAAACTTCTAATTGTAGAAGTTTATGGTGGTTTTTAATTATCCCCTTAGACAATTCTTCCAGCACTATAATATCTTCTTCTTTAGTAATTATTTCTTTTTCTGATATTCCTTGTTTGTTTTTGAAATCTTCAATAACAGCATTCACATGGTTCAAATATACCTGATCTACTTTTTCTCTTTTAAAAGCTGTTCTCAACGAATTACCAGCAATAGGTAATCCTTCAGCCAATAAATCCCAAGTCAATCCTAGTTTTTTACGTTCTATTATAATTTTTTTAAGCATGACAAAAATATTTTTTATTAAAAAAAGTACGTTTTGTTTGTTTGGAATGTTTGTTTTGTATATATTTGTACTTGTTACTAATATAAATATACAACAATTAAAACACAATTATGTTAATTTTAACACTTTTAACTACAATTAATTCCCCTAATATCCTAAAAATGTGTTCAATAGAAACTGAGCGCATTTATTATGACGATGATTCTCATTCTTCAATCCCCTTTTACAAACAATTTGAAACTGATTCTCTGCTAGTTGATATTTCTGGAGCAGTTTCTGTGAAATGGAATTCCAAAACAGATTACGACTTTACAGAACTAGATTATGTTTCTATTGATGTATGTGATGAAGATGGAGATGTTTTAATAGACGATAATTTATTCGGCGAAATTACAAAAAATCTTGAATTTACAATTATATAATATGATAAATAACACACTTATACAAAGTCTGTCTAAAACTAGTCTAACGCTGGATTCAAAGACAAAAGAAATATTTAATCAGATAATAATTAAATCTTTTTATGAAGCAGCAACTTCAGCAGAGGAAGAAGTAATCGCTGCAATTGCTTTGCAGTATGATCTAAACTGTTTAGAAGAAATATTGAGCATAATAGAAGTTGAAGGTTACAAAATGCCATTTGATAATGAATAAACTCGAAGCACTAAGAACTGAAATAAACAAGATTTCTAAACATACTAGACAACACAAGCTGGTATCTGAAAAATCAAATATTAGTGTTTCAGCACTTACAAAAATAAAAAAGGGGGATTTATGTGTATTGGACAACGATCCAAACATTGAGAAATTAAATACCATTCTTAACAATTATAAAGAAGTAGGTAAGGAACAACTGAACAACTTACAAAGAATCCTATAATGTCTGAACTAGAGCAAAATATTGTAAACCTATTACCAACGCTTTCTGAGGAAGCGAAAAGGAAAGCACGTTTTGTTTTAGGGCAAGAACCAGTTAAACCGAAAAAAAGAAATCAAAAGTTTTCTGAACAAAAAGTCGATTTAATTCTAAGTAAATTTTTTAAATAATGACAAAACTCAGTATAAAAATAAAACTAGCAAGATTCATAATTAGGAACAAACAAAAGTTTTCAAAAATAGAGATCCAAAAGGCTCAACAATTTATTGATGTGGAAGCAGTTGACACAAACTACAACTGTAATTAAATATATATAGTATGTCAAGATTAAAAAGACCAGTACAAGAAAATGAAAATCCTAATCCTGCAACAAAGTTTTTGCAATGGAAATCAAATGACCAATGTTTTGAGTTCTACAACAAAGAAGCAGGAGAAAAAGTAAAGGTTGAACTACCATTAAAAGTTTTGTTTCTAGAACATTATCACACTGTTAAAGGTTGGAGCGATAGCGCAAACAGTGGTATCTGGAGCAATGAAGTTTATTCTATTGGTAGAGAAGAATTTGAGGTTAAAAGCTCAAACGGTACAATCTGCAAAGGTGTCTACAAAGACAACAGAAGCATTATTAAAAATGCAGGTGGTGTTTATCACAGAAGTATTTATTGCATGACACCAGAAGGAGAAATTGTAAACCTACAACTTAAAGGAGCTGTAATTGGTGGATTGGATGCTGATGCTTCAGTAGATGGAACAACTGTTAATGGTTGGAGTGATTTCTATTCTGGAGATAAAAAGAAAAAAATAAAAGGGGTTTCCCATTTATTAGATAATCAATGGATTGAAATCAAACAAGCAAAACAAGGTAAAAAAGGTGCTGTAAAATACACCATACCATTTTTTGAACTTGGTAAATCAATTACACCTGCGCAGGATAAACTTGCAAACATAGCTTCTGAAAAATTACAGAGCTATATGGATTCCTACTTTACAAAAGAAGTTGTAACAGAGGTTGAGGAAGTTGAAGTGTTAGCTGAAAGTTTAGAAAGTTTAAACTTTTAACAATGGTTAAAGAGATGTTTTTTAAGGTGCGTGAAGAAGAAGTTGCGCACCTTTTACAAGAGGTTGAAGATGGAAATATACCAGCACTATCAACTTATGGAAACCTTAAAAGATGCCAAGCACTATACGCAGAAGCAATTAAGCAAATAGAAATTTATGCTTTTGATGAAGCTAATAATTATTCTGAAAAAACTTTCAAAGATTCTGGTTTTGTTTTCGAAAAAAGAAATGGCGGTATTCGTTTCTCCTTCAAACATATTGAAGAATGGAATGAAGCTGAGAAAACAAAAAAAGAAATAGAAGAAAGATCTAAACAAGCATACTTCGCTATGCAAAGAAGTTTACTAGTAGGTACAGAAAATGGTGAAATTGTAGAAGTGCCAAAAGTAACATACACTAAAGATTCACTAATCGTAAGATAAAATATTATGGTAATTACAAGAGAAGCACAAGAAAGAATTGTTTCAGAATATTCAAAAGAACACACAACAAAAGAAGTATTAGGGTTCATTGATGGAATAGATGCAACAATATCTTTAATGATAAAAATACAAATGGATCAAAACAAATTTTATAAAAGCCTACAACATGATAAGTAAAACACAAAGAATGAAAGAGTTTTTAGACTGGATGCAGAATAAAGTAAAAAGCATCCATGTAATGACAAATCAAGAATTTGTAAACATACTTGATAAGATCTAAAACGCAACACTTCAACACTTTTTTGCCAATATTAGATTTGTCTAGAAAAAAAAAAAATTAAAAAAAAAAGTTTTTCAAAATTTTTTTTAAAGTGTTGCAAGTGTTGTTTTAATCAGAAAACCTAATAAAGACAAGGTTTTTCAGCGCAACACTTTATTAAATAATGTGTACTAATGCAACAGTTAAGTGTTGCGAAATCAAAAAAAATGATAATCACGCTTTTTAAGAACATAAAAGAAACAAACACACCTTACCATCTGAATATTGATGATGTCTTGTTACGTATTAAAAGAGGGGATTCTAAAGAGAAGATTTTAGCAATTAGAAATGAAAAAGAAAAACAAAAAAGACAAGAACTAAAAAAGAACTTACCTTCTATTTGTTTTTCTGGTACGTTTAGAGAACGCTCTGCTAAAAAAATAATAAACCATTCTGGCTTAATATGTTTAGACTTTGATGACTTTAAAAATGAGCAGGATTTAATTGATTATAAGGCTAGTTTCTTACAAGATAAATTTGTATATTGTTGCTTCATATCGCCTTCTGGAAATGGTTTGAAAGTGTTGGTTAAAATACCAGCAGAAAAACACAACCATAAGAAATACTTTGATTCTTTAAAGGAGTATTTTGATACCTCACATTTTGATATATCTGGAAGTGATGTAAGCAGGGTTTGTTATGAATCTTTTGATCCAGATATTTATGTAAATAAAGATTCAGTAGTATTTAATGAAATATTAGATACTAAGGAATACCTGCATCATGATACGGATAACTTTAAAGTGCCTCTTAAAGAAAAAGGGGAAATCATAAAAAGACTTGACAAGTGGTTTGATAAGAACTTTGGTAATGTAGCTGGAGAAAGAAACTCTAATATCTTCAAGTTAGCTTGTGCATTCTCTGAATTTGGTATTGACCAATACAGCACTGAAACACATTTTTCTAAATTTATTGAAAAGGATTTTACTAAAACAGAAATTCAACGTACCATTCAATCTGGTTACAAAAAAACCAAATCTACATTTGACACCAAATACTTTGAAGATAACGATATTACAGACTATGTTAATAGACAATATTTATCTGGTGTTTCTCAAGAGAAAATAGAAAAAGATTTAGAATCTAGGGGATATGATGCAGAAGATATTGATACTGTTATCACAGAAGCCAAAGAAAATGAATCTATTGATATATTTTGGACTGTTTCTTCAAGAGGAAAAGTTACTATTATCTCCAAGAAACTTAAAGACTATTTAAGACAAAAAGGATATTACAAATTTTATCCAGAAGGATCTGAGTCTTTTGTATTTGTAAAGGTAGAATCTAACTTAATAGATTTTACAACAGAGGATAAAATCAAAAGCACATTATTAAAGGAACTGGAAGAAAATAAACAATATGAGGTTTATGAATTTCTAGCTGTAAACACAAGATATTTTAAAGAGGACTATTTAAACATTTTAGATGCCATCTCCGTATCTATGAAGCAAGACACTAGAGAAGCAGCGTATTGTTATTATAGGAATTGTATTGTAGAAGTTACAAAGAAAGGTTTAGAAACTATAAAATACATTGATTTAGATGGGTACGTTTGGAAAGATAGCGTGATAGATAGAGACTTCTCAGTATTAGATAACCACACAAACGATTATCAAACTTTTATACGCAGAATATCTGGAGACAATGATAATAATGTTTTAAGTTTTGAAACTACTATTGGCTACTTAATGCACGGTTTTAAGAATAAAGGATATTCTCCTGCTGTTATTTTAAACGATGAAGTAATCTCAGAGAACCCAGAAGGAGGAACAGGAAAAGGAATCATTGTAGATGCTTTAAAAAACTTAAAGAAGGTAGTTATTTTGGATGGGAAATCCTTTGATAAAAACAAATCATTTGCCTACCAAGTAGTAACAACATCAACACAAGTTTTAGTATTTGATGATGTTAAAAAGAAGTTTGATTTTGAAGGTTTGTTTTCTTTAATCACAGAAGGGATCACTCTGGAAAAGAAAAACAGAGATGCAATAAAATTAGACTTCTATCAATCTCCAAAAATTGTTATTACAACCAACTACGCAATTAATGGTTCTGGAAACTCACACGAAAGAAGAAAGTGGGAACTTGAACTAGCACAACACTACAACGCAAAGAAAACTCCTTTTGATGAATTTGGTAAAATGTTACTAGATGACTTCTCAGATGATGAGTGGTTACGATTTGACAACTACATGATTTCAAACCTGCAAAAGTTTTTAAAGCAAGGCTTTGCAACTCCAGAATTAAAGAATTTAAAAACAAGAAAGTTTATTACTTCAACATCTTTTGAATTTCACGAATGGGCAGAGGATGAACAAAATACACTAATAAGAAAATCAAGAGTATCTAAATCAGAACTGTTTGATGATTTCATAGAAGAATACACAGACTATAAGAAATGGCTAAGAAAGAAAACCTTTCAGAATTGGCTTAAACAATTCGCAAAGTTTAAAGATATAAACTATGAAGAAGGAAACACAAACGGAACTCGCTGGTGTGATTTAGGATTTAAAGAACAAGAAATAGAATTAGAAGAAATACCATTTTAAAAATATGATAGAAAATTTAGAAATATTAAGGAATTTAATTATTAAACATTTCAATGTTGATCCATTGGATAAAAATAGAGCAAGAAATATTGTAGATGCAAAAAAAGTTTTTACACTAATTGCATTCAATGAAATAAACGGATTCAGATATAATTCAGTTTCAAGATACATGGGTTACAATCATGCTACATTAATACACCATGTAAAAACAGCAAGAGATTTATTAGAATACGATTTTAAATTCAAAGAGATGTACTCAAAAATAGAATCAGAATTTTTCTATTTAAATAAATCTATAATCAAACAAGAAATAGAAGCAGAGCTAATTTTATTAGACATCAGAATAAATAAACTCAAAGAAATGTACCGCCAAAACGATGAACACAGTGTTGCAGTTTAGAACCTATCAAGAAAATATAATAGAAGAAGGTACTAAAAGACTTTCAAGGCTTCGCATCATACTTTTAGCGATGGAAGTAAGAACTGGTAAAACACTTACTTCTCTAGGGATAGCTGATAAGATGGATATATCATCTGTTCTGTTTATCACTAAGAAGAAAGCAATCTCTTCAATTAAAGCTGATTACAAGCTGCTGAATCCTAGCTATTCAATTAATATAACAAACTATGAAGCAGTACACAAAGTAACAGCAAATGATTATGATTTAATAATTGTTGATGAATCTCATTCACTTGGTGCATTCCCTAAAGCATCAGTTAGAACAAAACGTATTAAAGAGATTATAGGAAGCAAGTACTGTATTCTATTAAGTGGAACACCAACACCAGAAAGCTGGTCTCAAATCTTTCATCAGTTTTGGATCAGTGAGTATTCTCCATTTCCTCACAATTCATTTTATGCTTGGGCAAAAAGTTATGTTAATGTAACACAGAAATTTGTGGCACATGGAAACAAAGCCAATGATTACTCTGGAGCTAATGAAAACCTAATTAGACAAAAATTGTCCAAATACATTATCTCATTCTCACAAACCCAAGCAGGTTTTACATCAAAAGTAAACGAATATATCCTTGAAGTAGAGATGAAACCAACAACATATAAGCTCGTTAAAACCATTGAAAAGGATTTAGTATATGAAGGGAAGAACGGTGGTGTAATATTAGCAGATACACCTGTTAAATTAATGCAGAAAGTACATCAACTATACAGTGGAACTATTAAGCTAGAAGATGGTAGTGCAACTATTATAGATGACAGCAAAGGATTGTTTATCCAACAGAAGTTTCAAGGAAAGAAGATAGGAATTTTCTACAAGTTTAAAGAGGAATTAAAGCTATTGCAGTCAGTCTTTGGAGATGAGCTAACAACAGAACTTGATGAGTTTAACACAACCAATAAAAACATAGCATTACAGATAGTATCTGGCAGGGAAGGGATTAGTTTATCAAAGGCTGATTACTTGGTGTATTTCAATATAGATTTTAGTGCAACAAGTTACTGGCAAAGTAGAGATAGGCTAACAACTAAAGATAGGATGCAGAACGATGTGTATTGGATATTCTCTAAAGGTGGATTAGAGCAAAAGATATATGAGAGAGTATTAGAAAAGAAATCATTTACAACGAAGCATTATGAGCGAAGCACAATATCAAAACAAGTTAATCAAACAATATGAAGCTGAAGGATATTATGTCTTAAAGCTGATTAAAACGAATAAGAACGGAATACCAGATCTATTGGCTGTAAAGCCAAACGATGTTAAATTCATCGAAGTAAAAGGAGCAACAACTCCTGTATCAAAATTACAAGAATATAGAATTAAAGAACTTAAAAAATTAGGATTCGATGCAACAATTAAAAGAGCAGAACATTAATCTTCCAGACTTTATCACAATGACAAATTATTGTGAAGAAAAAGGTTATGAAGTAGAGTTTATTAAATCAAGAAAAGGTATTACCTGCGATATATACAAAGGACAAGAACTACTAAAGTCTGGATCAATAATATTTGAATCATGTATTGAAGCACAGAAAGACAGTTACTCTAAATTATATAAAGCACTTAAAAAATGTTAGAAAAAGTTTACCAAGACCATAACAAATGGATTAACACAGCACTGAATTTTGGATGTACTAAAACAGAAGCTGAGGATATTGTTGGAGATATGTATGTTATCATAGGCTCAATGCTTAACAAAGGTTTAGATATTTCTTATGGATCAGAAGTAAACTATTTTTATATATACAGAACATTAAAAACAAACTTTCTTAAAATGTATAATAAGAAGAAAAAAGAAAATAAAACTTCTATTGATTTAGTAGTTAATCTTTCAACTGGAGAATACATTGACTACAACGAAGCTAACCAAGTTGTTGAAGCTGAATTGCAAAACCTACACTGGTACGATCAAAAAGTATATAACATGATACAAGATGAATACTCAATTACAGAACTATCAAAGAAAACCACAATATCATATCATTCTCTATATAATACATTCAGAAAAGTAAAAGATAGATTAAAAGAAAAAGTAAAATAATATCATGAGCAAGGAAACAGAACACCTACTATCTAATAAAGTAAATTCAGATAGACTACAACAATCAATAAAAAATTCAGATATGCACAAAGAACCATTAAAAATCACATTAAAATTTTATGACAAAGAAATATCTACACAAGTAAATCATTCAGATTTAACACTTGATGAACTTCACGAGTTATGGCTTGAGATTGTCAGAGGTATGGGATACAATAGCAATACAATATATGAATTTTATGAGTAGAGATACCAGCAGTAAAGATGAAAACAATAATTAAAGATAGTAAAAACAAACAATTATGAACGGAGAAATATTTATTTTATCAATAGGATTAGGAGTGTTAGGTTTTGCATTAGGATATGCAAAAGGTAGCGAAGTAATGACAAGACATATCAGAGAATCTTTCAGAGATGAAGGATATGATTATAACAAGTTTCACGATGTAATTAACAAATAATGAAACTTTTAGAATTATTTGCTGGGAGTAGGTCTTGGGGTAGAGTTGCTGATGATTTAGGTTATGAAGTTTTTTCAGTCGATTGGAAACAATTTGAAGGAATAGATTTAAAAATAGATATTGAAGATTTAGAAGAATATATGTTGCCGTGGATTCCAGATGTTGTAATTGATGGGAGACCATGTACAACTTATTCAATGGCTGCAATTTCTCATCACAGGTACGAAGATGGTAAACCAAAAACAGATTTTGCTGCTAAATGTGATAGAATGAATATAAAATTAAACAACCTGTATAAAAAATGGAATTGCATATACTACATTGAAAACCCTAGAGCTATGTTACGAAAGATGTATTTTATGAAGGGAATGGATAGAACAACAGTTACATATTGCAGTTATGGAGATACAAGAATGAAGCCAACAGATATTTTTTCAAATAATATTAGAGATATGTTTAACCCTAAAGGATGGCAACCTAAAGCAATGTGTTTTAACGGAAACACAAAATGCCATCACGAAGCAGCACCAAGAGGCAGCAGAACAGGAACTCAAGGTTTAAAAAACAATTATGAAAGAAGCAAAGTACCTTATCAATTATGCTTTGATATATTAAAACAAACATTAATAAAAAATGAAACTTGGAAACTTAATAGAACGGATCACTTACTACACAGGAATCAAATGGATTGTTAAAAAGATATTTGGAGAAGATTGTGGATGCGATAAAAGACAAGAAGAATTAAATGATATCGAGTTATGGTAGAAGATAAAATTATATGGCAAGGTGTTAAAGAAAGAACAACTTCAAAAATGAGTAATGAAGATTTTAAAATAATGTGCAGACTTCATGCAAAGTATTTTAATCACAAGTATTCAGAACCATGCACCTGCAACAAAAATAGATTAAGACAATGGATAGAACAATTAAATAATAAAATATGAATGGATTAAAAATAGAATATACTATTGATAACTTTTCTGAATTAATAAGTGTTGATGATTATAACGAAATATATAATGAAAATTGTCTTGATACAATGGCAAGAATGGAGGACAACTTTATTGACTTAACAGTTACTTCACCGCCTTACGATAATCTAAGAACGTACAATGGTTATAGTTTTGACTTTGAGAATATAGCAAAAGAGTTATTTAGGGTTACAAAATATGGTGGTGTAGTGGTTTGGGTTGTTGGCGATGCTACCATAAAAGGAAGTGAAACTGGAACAAGTTTTAAACAAGCATTGTTTTTTATGGAATGTGGCTTTAAATTACACGATACTATGATTTACTATAAAGACTCATTTCAAAAACCTTCTCCAAATAGATATTGGAGTTGTATGGAATACATGTTTGTGTTTAGTAAAGGAAAACCAAAGGCGTACAATTTAATTTGCGATAGACCGAATAAACAAGCAGGTAAAAAAACAAGTGGTAAAACAGTAAGAAATGCAGATGGCACAACAAGCAAAAGAAAAGACGTTGTGATAAACGAATTTGGAAGAAGAACTAATATATGGACTTATAAAGTTGGGTATATGAAATCTACGACAGATAAAATAGCATACCAGCACAGTGCAATATTTCCAGAACAATTAGCAAACGACCATATAATAAGTTGGAGTAATGAAGGTGATTTAATATACGACCCGTTTATGGGAAGCGGAACAACTGCTAAAATGGCAAAGATTAACAAACGTAATTGGATAGGCAGCGAAATAAGTGAAGAATACTGCAAAATTTCAAATGAAAGACTAACGTAGTATTAATGCTAACAATTGGATATACGTATTACGTATATCCACATTAATTCAATATAACAAACTAAAATATATTAATCAACGTTTTAATGTTGGTAAATAAAATAATTACATAAAAAAAATAAAAACACCTTCTTTTTCTATTATATAATTAGTTAACTGATTTAAACTGATTATGGACAAGAGAGAAAACAACAAGGGAACGTTAGGAAATAAAGGAGGAAGACCATCTAAATCAGAGGAAGTAAAGATGATTGAAAGATTATCTCCTTTAGAACCCAAAGCATTTAAAGCATTAGAAAAAGGAGTGGAAAATGGGGACTTTAAATATGTCCAAATGTTCTATAACTATTATGCTGGTAAACCAAAAGAAACAAAAGATATTACAATTAGTTCGGAGCAACCCTTGTTTGACTTATAATGTTCCAAACGACAACAGCTATAAGAAAACTTCACGCTTTAGAAAAACGTAAGAAAGTTATTCAAGGGGGTACTTCGGCTGGTAAGACTTTTGGGATACTTCCTATCTTAATAGATAGAAGTATTAGAACTCCTATGCTAGAAACTAGTGTAGTGTCTGAGTCGATACCACATTTAAGAAGGGGTGCAATGCGTGATTTTTTAAAGATCATGATGGCAACAAATAGGTTTAAGGATAACCAATGGAATAGATCATCCTTAACTTACACTTTTACAAATGGTTCATATATAGAATTCTTTTCCGTAGAGCAACCAGATAAATTAAGAGGTGCTAGAAGGAATGTATTGTATGTAAACGAAGCCAACAATATACCCTTTGAAGCATATACACAGCTATCAATAAGAACTTCTGGAGATATATGGATTGACTTTAATCCAACAGCTAATTTTTGGGCGCATAAAGAAGTAGCAGGAAATGATGATGCAGACTTTATAACATTAACCTATTTAGACAATGAAGCATTACCAGAAACCATTGTAAAAGAAATAGAATCTGCAAGAGATAAAGCTAAACATTCAACCTATTGGAGTAATTGGTGGCAGGTGTATGGGCTTGGAAAGATTGGTTCTTTAGAAGGTGTATGTATTACAGATTGGAAAGAGATAGAACTTCCAACAGAAGCAAGATTACTTTGTGGAGGAATGGACTTTGGCTATCAAAATGATCCAAGTACATATATAAGATTATACAAATACAATGATGCGTATATCTTCGATGAAGTATTCTATCAAAAGAAACTTCTGAACATCGACATCTCAAACCTATTAACTTCAAACAATATACAAGAAGTAATATATGCTGATTCAGCAGAACCTAAATCAATTGCAGAGCTAAAAACATATAGGCACAAAATACTTCCTTGTACTAAAGGGAAGGATTCAATTGTATATGGTATTAACTTAATCAATCAAAACAAAATCTTTGTAACAAGTAGAAGCAAGAACTTAATAAAAGAGTTGCAGTCTTATACTTGGATGAAAGATAGAGAAGGGAACACTATCAACAAACCTATTGATGCTTTTAACCATTGTATTGATGCAGCACGTTATGCAATTTCTTCACAGTTAAAGAATCCAAACGCTGGTAAATACTTTATTAGATAATGGATAACCTGCAAATGATAGCAACAGTAGAATGTTTTATACATCACAAAACAGGCAAAGAAATACGCATTGCTAAACCAAACAAACCTAATCATTATCTACTTCTAGTAAAAGCATTTGAAAATTGTAAGGGTTTTTTCATAAAAATTTAACTTAAAAGTATTATATATATATGAAGATTGAAATCAACGTACCATCAACCCTAAACGAAATAACTTTAGGACAGTATCAAAAATATTTAAAGATAGCAGAAAGCAATCCAGAAGGTAATTTCTTGGATGCTAAAATGGTAGAGATATTCTGTGGAATACCTTTATCAGATAGCTATAAATTAAAGATGGCTAGTGTTGCTGCAATTACTGATATTATAAACTCCCTTCTAGAAGCTACACCAAAACACATTCAAAGGTTTACAATTAATGAAGTAGAATATGGATTTATTCCAGACTTGGACGATATGAGTTTGGGAGAATATATTGACTTGGATAACAACGCTAGTAAATGGGAACAAATGCACGTTGCCATGAATGTTTTATACAGACCAATTAAAACAAGTAGACTAGGAAAATACAATATAGAAGATTACGATGTAAACAATCCAGAGGCAATGAAAGATATGCCATTGGGTGCAGCTATTGGTAGCCTTTTTTTTTTCTACAATTTAGGAATAGAATTGTCGAATCATACGATTCTTTATTCCAGCAATCAGACGGAGATGGAGGATATTCAAAATCAGCTCAATTCGGAAGCAAATGGGGTTGGTATCAATCAATTTATGCACTCGCTAACGGATGTGTTGAACGATTTGAAGATATCACTAAATTAAATGTACATCAATGTTTTACTTTTTTATCATTCACAAAAGAGAAGGCAGAAATAGAGCAACAACAAATAAAAAATAAATTCTAATGAAGGGATTTTATCAAGTAACAGAAACAATAAAGAATCAATTGTTATCAGATGTAAATGTAAATACAGTTACAACTGGAGATATTACACGCATTGATTTAGGTAAGCAGACAATGTATCCTTTATCACATATTATCGTAAACAATGTTAGTAATGATGACAATGTATTGCGTTTTAGTTTATCTGTTTTAGCAATGGATATTGTAGATGTTTCAAAAGAAGAAGTGGTTGATATTTTTAAAGGTAATAACAATGAGCAGGACATATTGAACACACAGTTAGTTGTATTAAATAAGGTGGTGCAGGTTTTAAGAGGTGGAACATTATACCAAGACTTGTATCAATTGGATGGTTCTCCAAACTTTGAACCATTTTATGATAGGTTTGAGAATGAGGTTGCTGGATGGGCTTTAACTTTAGATGTATTGATTCCTAATGAGATTGACATATGTTAAAGAATGTACAGGAAGAACTTAACAGATTCGCAAAGTATGTTATTAGTCAATCAAGAGCTAATTTAACAAGAGGCAAAAAGAACGCTTCTAAAGAACTTTGGGAAAGTTTAGATTCTGAAATAAAGGTTTCTAAAAATAGCTTTCAATTAAGTTTCTTAATGGAGGACTATGGAGTGTTTCAAGACAAGGGTGTAAGTGGTACAGAAAAGAAATACAATACACCTTTTAAATATACAAATAAGAAACCTCCTGCAAGTGCATTTAGTCAATGGGTTATAAGAAAAGGATTAAAAGGAACAAGAGATAAAAAGGGAAAGTTTGTAAGTAGAAAGAGTTTACAGTTTGCAATAGCTAACACTGTATTTAGAAAAGGTATAAAACCAAGTTTATTTTTTACAAAGCCATTTGAGAAAGCATTTAAGAATTTAGATAAAGATTTAATTGAAGCATATAAATTAGATGTAGAGCAATTAATAAAAACAACAGTAAATAATAAATAATGGCAAACGTATTATTAAGAAGTCCCTATTATATTTCAGAAGATATTGGTTCAGATTTATCAGCTAAAATAGAAATCACAATAGATGGTACTTTAGCTTATAGAATAGTAAAAAACAAACCTGCAAATAATAATGATTTTGTATTGTTTGAGATTGCTGAACTTGTAAGAGATTATATAGATATAAAATATAATGGAAGTATAACAGCATCAGATTTAAATGTGAATGTAAGTTATGTATTGACTAAATATACTCTTGCAAATGCAGGAGGAACAGAAACAAATTTAGGAACTACAACTTTTTTCGGGATTGATGGATATGGTTATTTTGAAGAAGGTTCTAATTTAAATGTTACTAAAGGGTATATGCAATCAAACGATATTATATACACTTTATACGGAGAAGATTTAAGATTGCCAATAGATAGAAATAATACAACATCTGTTACATATTTATACAAAGGTTCACAAACATTTACAAAAGCAATTACTTCAAGTAGTACAGAAGTATTTGAATACATTGATGCAACTGATAGCTTTGAAGAAAGAGTAATTGAAGATAGTGGAACGTATGAAGAAAGTAGTTGTTTAAATTCTTTC